CATCGCCAAGAACCCAACACACAGGGCTACGAAGTGGCATATAGGACTTGTGGCACAGCATGTCAGGTTCTTTTTAAAGTCCATCAGAAGCGATACTTAGTGCCGACTTCCACTTTCCAATCAGTCTTGGTGTCAAAACTGAGTGCTTCAAACTTTGCTTTAGCAGAGAGTTTGTCAGTCAGTTTGAGACCAGCACCAACTTCAGCAGCAACAAAACCATCAACGGCAAGACCGTCAGGTGCTTTAGCACCACCACCTAGTTCAACATAGGGAGTGAGTTTACCAACCTTCCAGTCATAACCAAGACGTGCTTGATTGACTGCTTCTTTATAAGAGCTATCAGATCCTTTGAATTCAGATTTGGTCATGACGTAAGGACCAGCAAGGGCGGGAGCTGCCATCATCGGGAGAGCAGCAAGAGCGATTGCGATTTTCATGAAAATATCTCGTAGGGTTTACAATGTCTAAAAAAAGACCTCTACATTATAGCAGAGGTCTTTGGTTTTGTCGTTAAGCGTTAGTTAAGGATCAGTCTTCTTCAGCAAGGCGAGCGAAGTAAGACAACGCATCGTCATCATCAACGACTGCCTCTTCCTTCACAGGAGAGGGAGCAGCAGAGACGCGACTGCGGAACGACGAGGGTTCAGGAGCAGCGACAGGTTCATACTCTTCATCATCAATGCTAGGAACAGCATTGCGCTGGGTGATACCAAGCACAAGGTTCAGGCGACGCTCAAGATCTTCATAGGACTTGAACTGGTCCTTGTTAGTGAACGCTTCAAGGGAGTATTCTTTCTTCCAAGTCGCTTCCAGTTCATCATCGTCTGCGCTGAGAGCAGAGACACTATCGAACTCGGAACTATCGTAGTTCCAGTAACCAGCAACCTTCTTGATCTTCAGTTTGAAGTTAGCACCTTCCCAAAGATCAAAGACATTCACGGGGTCTTCATCTTGAAACTCAGGTTGCATGGCAGCAAGGATCTTATCATGGATCTTCTTGCCATACTTGTAGAGGAACACACGACCCTCGTTCTCAGGGTTCTTAGGATCTTTCACAACATAGATGTTGCTGTAATACTGGAGCTTACGCTTCTGCTTACGTGCAGTCTCTTTGTCTTCATCACTACCGCTGTTCCACAGTTTGCGGTTGATCTCACCAACAGGGTCCTTCTCACCAAGAGTAGTCAAAGAGTTCTCGATGTACCAACCACCAGGACCTTGGAAGGCGTGAGAATATACTTTTGCCCAGGGCACCGTCTCCCCTTCAGGAGCGGGCAGGAAACGGATAACAGCGTACCCGTTGCCAGAAGCGTCAACCTCTGGTTTCCAGAAACGTTCGTCAACTTGCTTGCCGCTAGCGGACTTTTCCAGTTCCTTCTGGAGGAACGAAAAATTGTTCTGGGATTTACGCTTCAGATCTGCGAAAGACATAGGATTTTTCCTCGGATTAGTTTGGATTTGGTTTGTGTGATGCCCTATCACTCAGTCATTATAACAGGCACAGAGTCGGGCGTCAATCCTCTGTGCCACTTTCCAATTTGGTTCGCATGACGTGGATTTTATTAATCAGTTCGTCAAACATGGTCTCGATTGGTGTGCCTGGTGTAGCACCCAGCATGATAACACCCTGTTGCATTGTTTGCAACACAGACTGTGCTTCGGGGTCATCACTTAGTTTGATTCTATAATAGAATACCTTTTGTTTCTCGACAAGTTGTTCTAGTTTGTCAAAGTATTCTAACTTCCTCTCGTCATCGAGAAGAACAAAGTTCATGGCAGAACGGAAGCAAAACTGCTGTAGTTCTACCATCTCTTGGATGTCACCACGGACTAATTCTGATTGAAAGAAGCTCATACTAGCATCAACTTTGCGCGACTGGTTTTCTTCATGAAGTTGAGTTGCTGTGCCTCATGACGGAGTTTTTCCTTTAGAGGTTTGCTGATCAACTTACCTACACTATCTATCTCAATTTCATTCACTTCACAGTAATGGATAACCGAATCAATATAATTCATATCTGGATTGTGTAATGCAATCTTTTCCACTTCCTGCGAGAACTTCGCAGCGGTCATAAATCTATCCTCTAATAATTGTTTTTTCTCCATATCGTTCCTGGTATTCGTCGATGTAACCCATCAGTTTGATGAAATATTCTTTCTTAGGTGGAAGCACCTTTACCTGAGTCTCTCCGTTTTCACAAGCAACGATTGTTACGAGTTGCTTTACTCGCAAACCATATAGTTCTTGAAGCATACATGCGTATGCAGTTTCCTGAACAAAGTAATCGTACAAGTATTTGTCACGCTTTGGTTCGGCAGCAGTCTTGAAATCAATGATGGATAGTATGCCATCGAACTCAGCGATACAATCAACACGCCCTGCCAACTCTAAATGTTTTGAGTAGAGCGCCGCTTCCTGTAAGTATATGTTATTTATACGGTCCAAAACATCCCTAGAATGCTGGAACATTAGGACAGGAAGAGGGAACTTACTATACTTTTTGAGGTCTAGATTATTATTGAAGTAGTCTTCAACAATAGAATGATACTTTGTTCCTCTGTTAGTGGAGCGAGCAGAAATGTTATTTGCTTTCTGCTCACCCACTCGCTCTCGCCATCTGGCGATCCCCGCCACCTTCTCACGATTGTTGCTGATCACGGTGGTGACTGACGGGAACTTGTCTCCATCGGGTGTTAGATAAACACGTTTACCATCCACCATCTCAGCAGACATTTCAACTGGTGTCAGTACACCAACATGATTAAACAATTTCATAGACCAAGATTAATTTTGTTAATAAGATAGGACTTCACGAGACCAGAACGTACAATGTCCTCGATACCAAACTCAATGAGTGTAAACTCTGGCATCTTATCTAGAATCCTTTGGAAGTCTAGGATACCTGAACGCTCATTGACCTTTACAAGGTCTGTTTGGGCTGCATCACCACAGAATACAATTTTAGTATCCTGTCCAACACGAGTGATGATTGAATCTAGTTCATGGAAGTTTAAGTTTTGGCACTCATCAATGATAACGATAGAATTATCAAGAGTAGTGCCACGAATGAAGCTAGTAGACCAGAATGAAACAGTTTCCTGTGCCTTCAGATTATCATACAGCATCTCATATGAATTGTCATCTGGCATCTCGAACATAGATTGTACCATGTTCTTGTATGGGATCTGATAGAGGGAGGATTTGTCCTCATGATCCCCAGGTAGGAAACCGATTTCTCTAGTTGCAACCAGAGACCTAACGATATAAATTTTTTCGTATGGGGTGTACTCATTGAGTACATCCTTGAGTGCTTTGTACAGAGCAACAAATGTCTTACCCGTACCAGCAACTCCGTAGGCATAGATCATCTGTCCCTTGTCCCACTCTTCGAACATAAGTTTTTGATTGTCCGTGAGTGGCTCAATAGGAAGCATGTAATCTTCACTGATTGGTTTGCGACGCTTCCTTTGCTTAGAGGACATACCTTGTCCTGGTGCTTTAACGGTCTTCTTTCTTACTGGCATATCAATTGTACTTTTGAGTGATACTATCGTTTGTTGGTGCCTTGGGGGCAATCTTATTCTTCATGATGTCATAGAACCCAGGGTGAGTCTTTGACATTCGAGAATACATATCGCCCACTTCTCCAGATGAAGGGCATGTAGATGGATCGCTCCAATCTCTAGTCCAATCTGGATTGTCGATCTTCCACTGGTCCCAGTCATGAACACTAATCACAACCTCTTTCTGTTCGCCAGTTTTAGTATTGATTACAGGATATGTTGCCATCAATTCCACTCCAATGCTTCAGCACAAATAGGAAACTGTTTCACAAAGATATCACGGCACTGATGTGCGATATCCATGTGTTCTTTCTGGGTGCCATGAGCACTCCGTAGGTTTATATAGTGGATCCAAGAACGAACAGAGCCAGACATGTAAATACGAGTGGGAGTTGCCAGTGGCAATACAAACCTTGCACACTCCTTTGCAATACCTTTGTCAAGCATAGTCTTGTAGAGATCCATAGCAGAAGCAAAGTGTTTCTGAATCTCGATCTCAAACTGCTGCTTAGTGAACTCATCGACATCATCAATAGAGTTCTGACGGTTCTTGTGATCCTGACTGCGAAGATCGAACAGCGGGATGCTGTCTGCCAGCAATGAACTGTCAGCATACCGCTGTGAAAATTCTTGATATGTAAACGAACGGTGGCGCAGGATTTGAGCTGCGATGCCACGGTTCGTTTCAATCTCAAGAGTCATGAATGCCTGCTCAAATACAGACCAATGCTGATGCTTAATACAATACTTGAGCAGACCTGCTACGTTAGGGTTTTCCTGATTGTTCGGGTTCGAGACTCTCGCTACGTACCCCATCGTCTTCTCCGCTTCGGGAGTCACTTGTACCAGTTGCACTGACCCATGTTGTTGCGCCATTCTTAAATCCTTTACTCAATCGTTCACGTTTTGCTGCGAGATCACGTTTGGCAGTGTAAAGTGCCTTCTTCATGTACATGATCTCCTCGTTAGTATAAAGCATTGGGTTCTTTTCCGCAAGCTTTATTGCCTTCTTGGCTGCTTTAATTGTGTCTTTGTATCTCATAGTTGTGAAATGTCTACCCCCTGTGATTGAACGTAGAGTAAAAACTCTTTCTCTATATTGTCAGTCGTAGGGTTGCCTTGACTTACCCAGTCGTGGCAAAACTCGTAAAGACACTGGACGTATCTTAACTTGAAATACTTTTTCAACTTGATGAATGCCTCCTGTCGAAGGATCATCCTGTCGTCACTGTATCTCCAGTCAGTCTGCATAACCATCGTCGTCATCCCTCCCTCTATAGTATCTATTACCGTTGTCTTTCACAGTATAGGACTGAGGATCAGAATATACTTCTGACTCTAGTAAATCTACCAAAGATTTTAAGTTTCTGACGATGAGTTTAAGTTTTTCTCTATCCATATATAGATCTCGTCTGTTAGAATTTTAGCACAAAAAAAGGAAGGGGTCAACCCTTCCTGTTAAAGATTGGTTCTATGGATAACATATCCTCAAACCATTGTCGCAAGTGTACACGATAGCAAGACCAATACTTACACCCCCTATATGTTAGTTGGTAGCAAGCAGGTGGTCTGCTATCTTTATCCATATCATCGTAGTGATATGTGTACTCTTCCATTACTTCACCTTTGCTACGCAGTAACCTGCTGTACAAAGTTGTGCTGCTTTTAGTTTTTGTTGCTTGACTTCCTTAGCCTTGATGACAGAAAGCCAGTTTTGTTGATGAACCTGTGGTTGGGTCATTTGATAACCTCCTTGGTCTCTTCATGCTTACAACCACGGTATGTTTCAACAAAAGTTCTTACTTCAGTCTCTCTCTTAGCATGAGGATCATAAGATACACCACGATAAGAGGTCTGATTGGTATAGAGATTTAGAATTTGCATTGGATAACTCCTAAAGAAATGGGATTTTTATGCCCCGTTCCTTCAGTCGTGTGCGTCCTAGTTATCAAAGCATGTAGGGTCTGTGTGATTAATCCAGTGAAGGATCATGTCACTCTTCTCAGCGGGAGTAAAAAGTTCAGACTCTTCAACTCCTTCCTTTAACCACTTATAATCTTCACACCTAAGGAAATGCTCAGGTGGAATGTGACTAAAAAAGATTAAAGCAACTGATAACATAGGATGAACGCTCCGTTCCGCGACTTACTTGCGTCCCCGAGGGGATGAACGATGGTAGTATCCTACCATCTTTATATATGGTTGTCAAGTGGTAACATTTGATACCGTTTTAGTTACCAGAGAGGTAGAAAGCATCTC